ACCGAGAAGTCCTCCACTTCTAAGCGTAAGCGAAAGTGGAGGATGAATCGGTTATCCAATTGTTGTTTCTACACACCAATCGAATTTTTTCTGTGCTTACCTGTTTATATTTAGGTGTTGTTTGTAAATAATTACCTTGTATATCTTGCACATATACCCAATTACCAGTGAATCCCGATATAAAACCAATCTTATTTATTTCTGGTATATACACTTTATCCCACAAGCACCACTTCTTTTCTTTTACAATTATTTCTTTTGTATTTTTGCTATTTCTTTTTGCTTTCCTATTAGGTTCTTTTCTACCTTTACGCGGTATTTCTTCATGTAAACTACGTTTCTTTTTACGTATCTGCTTTATATAATATATATTATCGCTATACTTCATTGGTTTTATATTTGTAATTACTACTGCATCGTTTATATGCGACTTTTCTATATTCCACTCTTTACGTTTTCTGCGTGTGTATAGTCCAAAAGTATATTGTGTTGGTGCTATTTCTTGTAGTTTAGGTACAAGATAATCTTTTAGTACATTCATAAATGCCGTTTCCTGAAATTGCTTTATCTTAGGTGGATTTTTACCTGTAAATTCTTTGTAGTCCATATTACTTTTTGCTTTATTATGTGCTTCACAACTACATACTAAATTGCTTGGATTATTGCTACCACCCTTGCTTCTTGGTATAATATGGTCTACTTCAAGAATATCATTACAAGGTATGTCTGGTCTTAATTTTGCATAATGACAAGTAAAATTATCTCTTATTTTTACATATTCTTTTACGCTATCATATCCATACATTTCTCCCTGTTGATATTCTATACCATTAATATCTGGATTAACTAATGCCCGTGTATCAAATTGCCCTATTTCTACTCTTATTCTGCTTATAGGTAAAATTTTTATAATATCATTTACAAGTCTTATATGAGCATTAATCCTTGATTGTATACTTGGCGGTAGCCATCCTTCTTTCCTTTTTCTATTTAGAAATCTAGGTTCCCTATATCTTGTTTTTCTATTACGTCTTGCTTGCCGAAGTCGTTTCCTTGTTTCAATATTTTCTTTTATATCTTGCCTTAATTCTGCTTCAGCACGATAAAGCACATTACCTTGTTCAGTTATAACTGCCATTCCTATATGTTTACTTCCTGCGTCAATTCCTAATATACAATCTTGCACTTGGTTTTCACACTCAAATGATAATTGAATCGTAAATGGTTCATATTTTACTATTTTTGCTTTTTTATTTTTGAGTAACTTCCTTGCTTTAGCAGGTTTACAAGGCATAAGTGGTTTACCATCTAATGCAATTACATATACTAACAATTGGCTTTAAGCCCTCCTTTCGGAGTTATTTGCCCTTCGACAATGTTATTCTCCCTTCACAACGTGGTTGACTGTCCCTACCTCACAGGACTGTTTACAGAGCCACGACAGAGCATAGAACTAGGGCATCATTCTACGGTGTCTACATGGAGAATAACGTAGTGCTTATTTCGGCACTTAGTCTAGTCAACTTGAGCTTTTACAAGCTCCAACCTCTATAGGTTGGGGTAGTTGACTCGTCTCGTGAAATTAGAGTTCTGCAAAAATTATCAATTTTATATTGATATATAAGGATTATTAAGACAATATATTTTCTTATTTTTGTCTTATTGTCTTTTTAAAAAGTCTATTTATACTTTCTTCTTTTTTCTGCGCTTTTTGTTTCAGAATAATCCGATAAATCATCCATAGAATCGTCAAATTTCAAATCCCTTTTTATCAGTCCTATAACGTAGTCTTGCATCGGCATATCAAGCTCTACTAAATGATGTTTAACGGCTTTATGAAGTTTATCAGAAAATCTTACTGTAAATTTTTTCACTTGCAATATCCCTCCATGCTGATATATTATACCATATTATGATAACGATGTCAATACCATTTTAATATTATTTGTCTTTATATGCTGTTTAATCAGCAAATATGTAAATACTGACAAAATAGTTATTAAGAATATCGTTATAGTTTTTCTCATTTCCCCTCCATATTTTCCATTAAATATAATTTTATACCCTATTTCTCATTCGTCATTATCTACCTCCACAAATTTACCATTTTTAAGCATATAAAAGGTGTCTGGTTTAATTAATTTCCCGTCTACCTTGCGCGATTTAACGTGTTTTATGTGACAATTACCATTGTCATCCACACACCATTCAGCAAGCACTATATAACATCCAAGCGCGCCTTTTGCCTTACTATCTATTCCAGCCGCAACAGCGATAGATTCTTCACCGCTGACTGCCGCCGTAGAATTGCTGCCGATATTCGCAGCCAGCGATCGGAAGCCTGTGTTCGTAGCCACTGAATAGTCGCCCGTGTTCGTAGCCGCCGAATATTCGCCCGTGTTCGTAGCCACTGAGCTGTAACCCGTGTTCGTAGCCGCAGAACGGCAACCTGTGTTCGTAGCCGCTGAATAATTACCTGTGTTCGTAGCCGCTGAATATTCACCCGTGTTCATAGCCGCTGAATATTTGCCTGTGTTCGTAGCCACTGAATATTTGCCTGTGTTCGTAGCCGCCGAACAGTTGCCTGTATTCGTAGCCGCAGAATAATTGCCCGTGTTCGTAGCCGCTGAACAGTCGCCCGTGTTCGTAGTCGCCGAATAATTGCCGGTGTTCGTAGCCGCCGAATAGTTGCCTGTGTTCGTAGCCGCAGAACATTCGCCTGTGTTCGTAGCCGCTGACTGGAAGCCAGTGTTCGTAGCCGCAGAGCGGTAACCTGTGTTCGTAGCCGCAGAGCTGAAACCTGTGTTCGTAGCTGCCGAATAGTCGCCCGTGTTCGTAGCCGCGGACTGGTAACCTGTGTTCGTAGCCGCTGACTGGAAGCCAGTGTTCGTAGCCACTGAATAGTCGCCCGTGTTCGATTCTTTTGTATCATTCCGGTTGACTCTATCAAGGATAAACTTCACTCCAGCTTCAATTATTCCTTTTAACCCAATTTCCTCGACGATACGGATTTTGGTGGATGCAACTTTACTATCATCGCTATGCTTATCCAATGTACCGCTTTGCTCTACCTCACAATAGCGACTGTCGGGCGGCGCGTAATATTTGAACACATCCAGCGGGTTTTCGCATGCATGAAATCCATACTCACATGCCTTTGCTTTATCTGTTTCATACTCCTTGCCAATTTCGTATTGAAAACCGCGACATTTTAAATCTTTATCGAATCCTTTATATGTTTTCATCTTTATCAACTCCTTTAGTATATAAAAATGTTCTTTTTTGTGTATTATTGTGATTTTTTATTAATTTAATATATGTGTTTAGTGCGCATCCCCCTTTCTCCCCGGATATGCCGCCGGGGTCGGCAATTAAATATTAGAAATTTTCTATGAATGTTAATTCACCATTACATATACAACATTCATTAAAATCACCTACAGGAACAACTTCGTTACAACTGTCACATATAGTACATTCTTCAAATATCAACCAATACATTTCATCCTCTGTTATACCATGACTATACAAAAATTCTTTTGCTTCTTCCTCACATCCGAACAACATTATTTCCCCATTATCATCAAGCAAATATTCAAGCGGATTAATTGTTATCCCTTCAATATGTCTGCCAATTCTAATCATTTTTACTAACCTCCTATATTAATCATTCCAATGTTTATCAGCACACTTATTACAATATAGTTTACCTTTTATAATATTCACATCAGGTTGTTTTTTGCCTTTTAAACGAGAGTATCTGTCGCCAAGATGCTTGCCGCAGTTGTCGCATATATAAGCACGATTCGGATAAGATGCAATTGTGCTTCCTATCATTGTTTTCCCCTCACTTTCTGCCGGGATATCCCGCCCGGCTCGGTGTAGTGTTGGTTATTTACCTTCTATAAAACTTCTTATTATGCTCATTAATTTCGCTTCTAACTTTGGGTTTAAATAGCCTTTTATAGCTTTTTCAAGCTGCGCGGCTTCTTCCTGCCGCCCTAAGATTTTCAAAAAGTCAACTGCTATCATGCGATATGCTTTTTCTGCTTTTAGCTTCCGTTCAAGCATCGGGGACGAATAAACAAAATTCAACGGGTTGTCGATGCCGTATAATTCCATGTATGCTGTTTTGACTTTAGGTAAGTAGTCGTTTACAAACACTTCTTCGCTCATAAGATAATCACAATCCCAATTAGTTATGCGTTCGCCATCTTCGCTGTAATACTCGTTATTGTCTATTACATACTGACGTACTGCCTTCTCAATTTCCAGCGCTTTCTCATAGGCTTCTATCGCTTCGTGTAGTTCAATCTCCCGCCTTAAGCCTTCCAGTCTGAGCAAGTAAAGCAGTTCTTCCTGTTTCTTTGTTAATGTTTTAGCCATTTTATTTACCTCCAATCTTTACTTTGGAGGCCGCCACATGGTATACTTGATTTGCAGCGGCCTTGTTGCCCTGTATAATCCCCAGATGCTTGCGAGTGCGAATGGGATTATTTTATTGCCATTCATTAAAACCGACTTCAAAAGCTATAGGATCGTTTCTGCGTAACCATGACCCATATTTACAATTGTCGGGAACTCTGCCACCGTTTGACCTTTTATCGTCTTCTGGTGCGCCTAATTCGTTTAGCCATTCTTCATAATCTCTTTTTGTTTTCATAGCTTTACCTCTAACCTTCATGGTGATTCCCTCCATTCATTTTGTCCGCTCCGGCTTGCGCCCGGACTTCCGCATTACCGGGGATTGCTCCCCGTCACTCTGCCTCTTCTTCCAATTCGTCGTCCTCAATCAGATACTTTTCTTCGTACAACTTCTTTAGTCCGGCAAATTTCTTTGTGTCGAGCAGATCAAGTTGTTGTGCCTTTAGGATTTCCTGCAGGGCTTCGTCTGCGTCCACAACGTAAGCATAGTCTTTCTCGCCCTGCCAGTCGGTGCCGATTATTATTACGTACCGACCGTCTTTTAGCTTGGTAATACCCTTGTGTCTGCCAACTCCTCCATTCTGCCAGTTTCGCCCATCCCAGAAATCTAAATCTTGGTTGTAGCGCACCCTGGCGATAACGTCTCCATCAAGGTCATACTGGTTTTCGTACACGTTTACCCTATACTGTTTTTTCCCCATTGATAACAACTCCTTTCCGGCGATAGGTCGCCACCCTTTTTATTGTACTTTTATTATATCTTATATTGTACCGAATGTCAATACTTTTGGTACAATATTTTTTTTAAAATAGGCATAAAGCGGAAGGGGATTATTTTATCATTGCCTTATAGGCTTTCATGTATAAAACACCTTACCTGCTTTTGCGCCTTCTAATTCTTCTCTTGTAAAGATTTCGCAAATACTCTTTCCCGCGCTGAATCTCTGTTCTTTATCATACCTAACGGCTTCGAGCAATAAAGCTTTCTGGTCTGCCGATAATTCTATATTTCTGTCGATATGTAGATAACCTGGTTTCATCGCAAATATCTGTGCAGGCACGTCATAATCCTTTAATTCTTTTGCTGCATTACCGACTTTGATGCTGCCAATAAAACATTTACCAGATAGAGGATGATCATATCCAGCCGCAAATAACCCAGGCATTGTTTCTCCTGGTTCTAATTCCAGTCCAATATACTGTTCCGGTCCATCAGTTATTCTTAAGGCAATATAATATTCGTCTTTCCCCCCAAATAATTCTGCAACCGAACACTTTTTGTAAAACAGTTCTCCGGCAAAACCTATTGGGCCCCAAGTTCCAACTTGGCTAAAATATACTTTAACTGTGGTTTCAATGTTCATTATTCTGACCTCCTCACTTCCTGCCGGGATATACCGCCCGGCTCGGCGCTTAATTTAACCTCTGAATTGCAGTTATAAGCACTTCTTTGACGGCATCCAATTTTTTCTTATTCGTTCGTTGCTGCCGTGGCTGTCAATCGTTATGCTGTCCTGTCATGTTCTTTCATTCTTACCGGCAACAAAATTGCTTCCCCGTCGGCGTGCGAGAAATACAGCGGATCTGTCATAGTGCCACACGTGATAGCGGCATCGGGAAATGCCGTCAGAATGTCCAATAGATAAGCCGCATTTACGACAGGGCGACCACCTCCGAAATCCCACAAAATACACTGCCTGTTTGCGTCCTTGCCATACTTGGCCTTATTCTCGGCTTTTTTAATTTTTATATATGTTTTCAATTCGTATAGCGTGGGCGTTTCTATGGGCGTTGTGGCGTTGTGCCTGGCATCGGCAAACAATCGGTTAAAATCCGTCGTGCACGGTACCGGCGGCGCGGGAAGGTCTATCGGCGCGTTTAGGCGTATTGCTCGGTATCCGTCGCAGGCATATTGTTTCCCGTCACGGACGACAGCGCCTTGCAATTGCCGCTTGTGTTCCGGGGCGTTCTTGATAATGGCTCTCATGGCCTTTTCAATGTTCGCCTTGCCACCGGCCTTGTTTGCTTCCCTCCGCATGCCATCGCGGAGCGCGGCGCATAAGGTTATAAGGGCTGGTACTCCGCTAATTGCTTTTGCCGGGTCTGTTGTTTCCCATTTTTCCAATAGATCATCGAGGTTTTTAATTCCTTCATTGTTAACCAAATAATTATAAACCACCTGATAAATTTTGCTTGTGCTTAACATTGTCCTACTCCTTTCTCCCCGGATTAGCCGCCGGGGTCGGCATATAAACATTTCATTTTGCAACTATATAATAACACGTTGCCGTCAATTTGTCAATATCTTTTTTATATTTTTTGTCTTTTTAAATGTAAATAATTTATGAACATATTGCATATTAATTTATTATAATTGCTTGTTGCTATAATAAATATTGTAATTAATAGAGTGCTATTTTCAGCACTCTATTAATTTTACATTTTTAATGTTGATTTTTTCGCCCGTTTCTAAGATTACATATTTCACTCGTACTTTGTTATAACTATTTGGTACAGTATACGTATATATTTTTTTAACGGTACCACATAAGCCTATTGGGTATTTTTTACCTTTTACCACTTCAACTTTTGATCCTTCTGTTATTTCTTTCAATACGTGCTTTTTGTAATGTTTTAAAGCCTCAGCATCTATCTGCATATTATATCTAATATATTCTAATGTTTGCAAATCATAATCACGATTTATAAGTCCGTCACCGTAAGCGTATTCGTAATCGTCAACTGTAAAATCAACTACTTTTTTTGTGTTTGGATTATAAAGTGTGCAACTGATTAAACTACCGCCAGTATGCATTATTTTTTTATAATCCTTATAATCATTCAAAAAATCATTCAATTTTTTCATTATTGTTTTGCTCCTTTCTGCCGGTATTAGCCGACCGGCGGCAGCATATAAACATTTCGTTTTACAACTATATAATATCATGATGCCGTCAATTTGTCAATATCTTTTTTATATTATTTGTCTTTTAAATTGTAAACAATTTGTTAACATATGATGCATATTAATTTATTATCGTTTTACCATGCTAAAGTAACCAAGAAGATATTTAATTATAAAAAATAGTCTATATTATTACTATATATGGTATTGTTTATTATATTATGTAATTAGATATATTTTGTTGTATGTAAAAAATGATTATGATTTAGATTGTTAAAAATAAATATGAATGTTTCGTGTTGTGGTATAGATGATTGCAAAATATGATTTTGATTATCATATTTATAAAACCGACAAAATGAAAACATTACATTTTTTGCGATCCAAAAGGTATAAAATTATGATTTTTGTTGTAATGTAACGCTTTTAAAAATGTAAACTTTTGACGTAATATTACATTTTTGCCTTATTAATGCCGTTTTTAGGTGGTATGGGGGGTATTTTACAGTCGCCAAACCTTTCCAAATGCGCGTTCATCGCAAGTTACCTTTTCTCACCCTCACCCCTCATTTTACCCCTCGAAATGCCCAATTTTTATCGTAATCCATCTCGAATCAACATCCTTTTTAAACCCATTTTCATCATCTTTTTATAATGTTATTTTTGATAAATCATATTATTCTTTAATGTTTTTCTATATTTTCATACTGTTATTTAAGCCAACCTTATCGAATTAAAGAAAACCAATAAAATTCAATATTATAACCAGCAACGGATAATGTATCGTTTTGCCGGTTAAATAACATAAAAAATATATATTTTTATTCTATTTTATATCGATATACAAAATATAGTGTTTTACCAATATAAATAAAATAATATAAAGACAAAAAATATAAAAAATTTCTCTTGACAAAATCAAAATTATATGGTATTGTATATACGTAAAATAAGACAAAATTTAGAAAACATGGTAGCCAAACACGATAATTTTTATCAAAAATACGTTTTTCTTATAGCTACCAAAACACAATATATTGTGGTGTTCTGGCTATCTCATCTATATCTTGGTATCAATTTTCTGCAAAATGTAAATCCATATATAGATAATGCTAAAAATTGATACACATAATTTTATTACATAAAAATTAGATGGGAGGCTGTGGGAAGGTGCTGAACGTGGGCTACTGCACACGTGAAGCACGGGAAACTCCGCAAAATCAAAAAAGTGATACTTTTTTCTAAATTTTGTGAAAGGACGGTGATTGTATTACTGAAAAACAGTTTATATCCGATGTAATAAACCTTGATAACCTATCCAATGAGTGTTTTAACCTTATTCACTCTGGCTGCGGTACTGGTAAAACGTTCTTTATCCGTAATATGCTCGTTGATTATATGAACGATAAGTACGGAATTAAACCTAGTGAGATAATTTATATTACTTCCCGCTCTCTTATCGTTGATCAGCAGACTACTGCCAGAGATAATCAGAAGAATGATTTGAGTAAGTTCTATACCGATGAATTGGATATTATTAAACTTTGGAACGGTGAAGAATTATTCCCTCTGTATGAAACGCTTGATTGCGGTATTAAAACCATGACTTTTGATAAACTAATCCGTATCCTGCTTTACTATAATAATATGAATACCGAAACTCTTGGCGAAATAAAGGTTGTTATATTCGATGAAGCTCATGCGATATTTAGTGATTCGTTTATTAGAGATATTAACCTCGTAAAAGTCTGGATACGTGATAATATCTATACGAAAAAGAAAATATTTCTTGGTTTGACCGCTACCGCTCAGATATTACTCTATTACTCTAAATCGTGGGGAGTAAAAATAAATCTTCTTAACGATAAACCGCTTATAAATTATAAAGCCCGTAATCTTTATTGCGTTGATTATATTGCTATTCCTCTATTGTTTAAATCTAATGCTTATAACCATATCACTTGTAATGGCAAAACTTTGATCATGTGTCAAACGGTTTCGCATTGCTATGATTTATATAAAAAAATACCCAATTCCGCTATCCTTATCAGTAAGAGTAATAAACAGTTTACTGAAGAAATGAACGTTATCCGCGATTATATCGTCCAGTATGAATCTTTACCCGATGAAGTTACTTTTAATGGGAAAACGTTTCCTCTGAAAGTGCTTATTACTACGAGTACGTTTCGCGAAGGAATAAATCTGAATCCGGGTTGCGGAGTTGAAACTATAATATGCTGTATGCCGGATGAATTACATATTACCCAATTTATGGGTAGGTGTAGGTTCGATATCGAAAACCTTGTGGTTGTTAATGAGTATTCACCTCGTACGAAATATACGAACAGCTATATTACTGAACGTAGAGAGGAATTTAGAAAGTTTATTTACCACGAAAATAGTAAAATATGGTTTAACTCTATTAAACATTTGCTTTATGATGACGTTAAAAAACCTATACGTATTCTCTTGGATGTAAAATCGTTCCGTAAATATATAGCCAGGTATTGGTTGAGACGAAAAATAATCACCAAAGAAGAACGTAATGAGATAGTAGAAGCCGCCCGCGCTTGTAATATTATTGATATATCGAATTCCAGAATTACTTTTAATCGTGTTATGAAATATATAAGCGAAGAACTCGGCTTTCGTGTAATCACTAAAAGATGTAGAATAAATGGTGCTTTATATACTTACAAATTGATAGAGCCTAATTCTACTTCGAACGAAGCGAAAATGAAAGGAGATGATATCGAGTAATGAAAGAACCTAAAGAAACTTGTTATGCTCATTGGTCTGAAAATACATATGGCACTATTTCTTCTTCTGAAAGAAAGTGGATTAATAAAATACATAAGTTAAAAGAAAAATACCCCGATGAAGTGGAAATAAGACATATCAATTACGATGGCAGTATAGTGGCTCGTATTCCCCATTCATGGTTTAAAATTAGCCCGCATCGTAAAAAGAAAATAAGCGATGAAGATAAGGCGAAAATTAGGGAAAGATTTTTGAATGTACGCAAAAAGAATACCATCCATATTGAACGGTAAAAAACTATTTATTATACAATAAAAAATAGCATGAATTTAAAAGATTTCGCCTATTGGTATATGTTTGTATTACCCAATAGATATTTTACTCAAAAACATATAAAACTAAAGATAAGTGAGGGATCGAAATAGAGTTTGAGGACAACATTTAATAAAGACGATTACAGACATTTATACAAAAAACATACGTGTCAAGATTGTTATTGGTATAATCAGTGTGGAGATCTAACGATGGAATCAGCGGATGATTGTGAATACTTTTATTGTATTTATACGCAGAAAGAAGAAGAGTATCAAATACATAAGTTGATAAATAGAAACAAATATAAGTTTTATAAAGAATGGAACAAATATATAAAAGAACACAGCGATGATTCCAATAAGTATAGCTCGTTAGTATATGAAGTAGATTTAGGAGGTGATGAGCAAGAGTTTTGAAAGCGCCGCCGTTGTATAAAGTTAGAAAATTCGCGTTTCGCGATATCGTCAACAACGATTTTAATTTAAACTTAACGGAAGAAGATAACGAACGTTTTATAGTGAAACAGCAGGACAACATGCTTTTCCGGCAGATTAGGCTTATTACTGGTGATTACGGCAGTTATATTGATAAGTTTGTATTTGTAAGTTGTAAGGGCTGGGAAAGCAAAGAAGATAAAATGGATCGCCTTATACTTGATGGATTTTACATCAACGGCGAACATTTCGTATGTAGCGAAAGATCTTCTTCAATGACCAGAAATAACATATTGAGTTTCGTAAGAAGCGATATTGGCGAACAACTAAACGAACGTGTATCGATGGGATTGGATTTTGGTAAATGCGTATTATCAAAGTTGTATGCTTATAAGGGGTTAATGCTAAGTTCTTGCCATTGTCTTGACAATTGGTATCCAAAAATAATCATTGTGCCAGACTATTATCGTGTTATTCCTAATCAAAGAATCAAATGTTTATACGATAAAATCATTGAATTTATTGATAAGAACGGCAATAAGCGTAATTGGACGCAGAAAGATATAAAAGAAGATGTCCGCGATATAACAATAAATGCCTTTGATGGCTGCGGTATCCACCACCCCGCTATCAGTAAAATTGCTAAAGAGTTGATTCAAAGTAAAACTGATTTAACTAGTATATTGTGGCGTGCGCCCTTTATAAAAGGTGTAACGCATGAGATAGATTACGAGCGATTCTTGAGAGAACGCGGTATTAGTAAGATAGTGGATGTTTGGGGAGTAGAACATGACATTTCAGAACCAATGATTATAATGACCGAAAGTATGTATAAGGGTAAAAAATACTTCAAAGAGTTCGGTGATTATAGAGATTGGGATAAATACTGGCGTTTGTTTAGAAAATACAATCATTGCTTGGGCATAGCAAAATATAACTTCAGCAAGGAAGAAGAACACATATACACACGCATAAACTATCAAATATTACAAGATTTAGACTTGCCGTATGATGAGTTCGAACTTCTGGCGAAAGACAGTGTTGAGTGGGCAGAAAAAATAATAAATGGCGATACTATTTATACATATTGCTTTTTAGGTTTACTTGCCGATGATATAAATCCCGAAAATAACTATACTAAGTCCATAGTAAAAAACCCAATGATGTTAAAAGAAAAGGGCGTTCGCAATTATTTAGTATCGCTTTTGAAGAAAAAACTCGATGAAATGAAGTGTGGCAAGCTCTGGATTGAATCTTGTTTCAGGTTTTTAACTCCAGATTTAATCATGCTTACGGAGTGGATTGGTGGTAATAAAAATCCAGATGGATGTTTGAATAGTGATGAGTTTTGGACATCTAATAAAAACGGTACTTATTTTGGCGATTTTCTAATAGAACGCAATCCGCACATTTGCAGATCGGAACATGTTAAATTAAAAGCTGTTACTAACGAACTTATTGAGAAGTATTGTAGTCATTTATCAAACGTATGTATGGTGAATTGCAAAAGTATAACTCCGCAGAAATTGAATGGTGCGGATTTCGATGGAGATTTGGTCTTGGTTGTAAACAACAGTACAATGATGAAAGGCATTGATCCACACGCGATTCCTGTCGTTGATACTGAAGATAAAACTACGGTTGAAGAACAGTATGATACTAAAGAAAATCGCCTTAAGGTAATAAAGCGTACAATGAAAAATATGATTGGTGAATATAGTAATTGTGCTACAACCTATCACAATAAGTCACCCAAAACGCCCGAACAAAAGGAGAAATATATCAGATATATCGATATTATAAGCGTTCTTACCGGGAAGTCTATCGATTACGCCAAGACTGGCGTATTATATAAAATGCCTAAAAATATCGCAAAAGGTTCGCAACCATTACCGTACTTTATGCGTTATGCAAAAGATTACGATGTTAAAACAAAAAAACTGTCGCGTTCATACAGTAATATGAATCGTTTGTGTTTTGCACTTGAAAAATGGGAAAAAAGCATCCGCTGGAAATATAGTTTAAATGGTTTTGATTATAAGATTATGATTAATGATGAAATACCGCACAATGAAAATACTTACAATCAAATTAAGCAAATCTATAAAGAGTACAATAGAAAAATAAACGAACTTACTTCATTCCAGTATAAATTAAGAAACTATGATGAGTATGCGGATGAGCTATTTGATATAATTTCAAAGACAGACTCGAAGAATTTTGTTGTTGATTGGAGATATTATTATAATCAATTTAAAAGTAAGTGTTTGAGTGTATGTCCTGATATATGTGAATTGGCAAATTATGTGGTTAAATTAAGTTATGAAGAATATCCTAAAAGAGATACTAGGTTTATGTGGGAGATGGCGGGAGAAGGAATTGTCAAGAATATAAAACAAGTAGATATAACTCTGCCGCTGAAGTCAAGTGACGGTAATTACATTTATTTAGGTGAAAAGTATAAATTAATTCGTATCGGAAAGGATGATGTGGTTATTGATTAATGAAGTTATAGAAGCTCAATCATATTTAAGTGGTAAAAACATTAATGAAAAGAATTTATATAGAATTTGCTACATATTAGCCAAATGGTATAAAGAAAAAGGGCAAACTAATAAAGAGATTCGCGATTCTATTTTTGAGTGGGCTAATAAGAATAATATATATATACCTTATAGCGTAAACAATATAATCTACCATGCATTAAAAGACAATCAACGTTTAAAGGATAATGTGGTTGTTAGAATTAATGAAAATGATATTAAAGAGATAAATAGCCGTTTTGATAGAAAAAACACAAAGTTAGTTGCTTTGGCTATGCTATGTTATGCGAAATGCTTTGCTGACAGCAATAAAGAATTTAGTATATCCCCTATCGCTTTAGCAACATGGATTAACATTGATGCATCTAATATGCGAAATATCTACATAAAAGAATTGATTGATTTTGATTACATAGCAAAAGTAGAACACAACAAAAATCAGTTTAGCTGGAACAAGAAATATAACAATAGGTTGTGTAGGTATAAAATTCTTGTTGATTTAAAAAATACAGGCGAATATCAGATCGTTGATAATAATATTAGGTCGTTATTTGATGAGATTTTCAAATAATTGCGGTTTATATATGGAATACTATAAATAAAAGTATTCTGAAAAGAGTTAATCAAAAAGGTATGAACAAAAGGTAAATCTCAAAGGTATTTTTTAAAGGTATATAAAATGGAGGTGGTAAAATGGCAAGATTAGATGGTGTTGTTGCTCATGTATTACAAAATAAGTATTACAACGTAACAAGTCCGTTTGGATACAGAAAAGACCCTTTTAATTCGTCTGTCAACGAGTTTCACAATGGTGTTGATTTAACAGGCAAAAATGGTGCTGCTGATTATGTGTTGGCATTTGCGGACGGCATTGTTACATATGCAAGAAATTTTGTTCAAGGGAAAACGAGTACATATCCTGCTGGAAACTATGTTGTAATTCAGCATGAAAATGGTTATCTTACCAGATACTTACATATGGCTTACAATACGGTAAGAGTAAAGACTGGCGATAGAGTTAAAAAGGGCGAAGTTATCGGATATATGGGTACAACCGGCTCTTCAACTGGTGTCCACCTCCATTTTGAAGTTCGATTAAATAATACCCCTGTTGATCCTGTACCGTTTTTATTAGGACAAGCTGCCATCTCAAATGATACGCCCGGAGATTTAGATGGCGATGGTGTTGTTGATTCGTTTGATGCTTTACTTTTAAAGAAGCACATATTAGGCAATCGCGAATTAACAGAAGATCAACTCAAAAAAGCAGACGCAAATCAAGATGGCGAAATTGATTCATTAGATTATCTCGAAATAAAGAGAAATGTTATTAAAAGTTAAATATATATAGGGTGTATTTTACATGATAAAGAAATTGTAAGATTAAATAATAGTGAAGTAAGGCAAGCATTAAAGAATGTAATATGAGTTTATATAATGGGTTTTGAAACGAGCCTAAACTACCGTTAATTTGTTCGTAGGAACAATTGGTAGTAAAAGTCTAACGGAAACCAATTAGTGGCACTATGCTTTCGGGTTAGTGCAGAAGTTGGAAAGTACGTTAGAACCTGCTGGCTTTAGCCACGCAGAGTTTCAGAAACAACACCTAAATATAAACAGGTAAGCACAGAAAAAATTCGATTGGTGTGTAGAAACAACAATTGGATAACCGATTCATCCTCCACTTTCGCTTACGCTTAGAAGTGGAGGACTTCTCGGT